GATAACGCTTTGGGTATACCCTGGCGGAATGTTTTGAAGTCGTTGGCCGCAGCAGCACGTCTCATTTTAGTACCCGAGATAGCAAAAGTGTCTCCGTCAGCATCTCTGCTACCCGAAGACTCAATACGGATACTTCTGAAGGAGTAATCCTTACCATTATATTTATGGAGGAACTGCATGGCATTAACTCTATCAGAACCCACCAAGAATACTACTTCATCATACCCAGCGAGCATGAGTTCTTGTAAAATTGCAACAGGTTGTTTGGGTCCTGAAAATATTTTACCACGATGTTGTGGAAACATCAAGTTCATGTAGTGCAGTTTGCGATCAGGAGGTAAAGGGTTGTTACCTTTGGCATCAACAGACTGTGAGATATAGATGCGATAGTCATGCTGCCCAGCAGCACGCTTCACACCATTGAAGTTATCCTCATGGCCTGTTGTAGGTGGTTGAAACCTACCAAATGTGAAGTAACATACCTTTCCTTCTAACGCCATTTCTTCTCGATAGTGAAATTATTGTACGCGAACTCAAGACGATTGACAAACTTGATCATACTACCGTCTTTATGCATAACATATCCTTCAGGAGTAGTTACCTTGTAACCTTTGTCCGTCTGAACAAATGTCCTGAAAGTTTCAAGGTGATCTAACTTATCTATAACCATTTGTTTGATGGCCTGCAACTCTTTGTAGAGTGCAATCATCGTCTTGAAACTGTATACGTTATCTAGTAGGAAATTTTCACTCTTATATACCAAGTTTCTCTTCTTTGTGAGAGTAGCAACTGTCTTGATCTTGGACAGTTCCTTTGTCATCTTGGTATGATAGAAGTTTACCAGTTCATTTATTGTCTCATCCACGTTGGAGATTGCCCTCGCATTTTTAATTTCAGAATTAAAGAACTGCTTGAGGGATGAGGATATGTGGAGTTTTTTCTCTCCTGAATTGCCAAAATTGTCCACCAACTGATCCAGGAAAGGACCAGCAAGAACACACATGCGCTCAATTTTCTGAACATGGTTGTCGAATGTACGGAGTTCTGCTGTAGAAAATCCCACTCTGTCCATAGGTGTGTCGTTTTTGACAACCAATACGTTACTGTTGCCTTCTACCTTTGCACCTGCCATGGCCTGCATATTTTCCAGTGCAGTTCCAATGTAATGAGTGTGAAATACTACCCCAATTTTAGCAGAATTTGCCGCTTTGCCAATGGGATGATCAACTGGTATACCATATGTAATAGTATTAGGACGGAATGTATACAACTCGTCACCATCTACAGTTTCTTTCTTCAAATCTGTGGTGAATAGCAGGTCTCCCTGCACCACACCCTTGATACCTAGTTGACTAAAATATTTTAGAGCAAACTTTAGTTTCTCTGCTAGATCTCCTTGATACCATTCATCAATGCTTTCTTCTGTAAAGCAGATTTTTGGTTCTGTTTTGTTAAAAACTGACTTTGTTCCTACAAAGAACATCTCTGTCAGTGGTTCTACACCACAAACAACTGAAGGAGCACCGTCCCACTTGGTCTGCATGAATCCGCTGCTCTCTTGCTTGCCCAGCATCTTGCGAAGTTCTTTCAAGAATGAAACTGCTGCCATACACCCTTCGGTGCCGTAGTTCAGCATCTCATCTTCCAAGTGTTCTAGGTGTTTGAGTTGTTTAATGTTTGCCATTACGCCAGCAGATAGTTTACTGTTCCTTGACTAGCATCAATGTTGCTGGTAGATGCCTTTGAACCAGAAAAACTCAAGTTCATCTGTGCAGCTTTACTCATCCTGAAGTACACTTCACCCTTCAAGAACTTACTATCATCCAAGTTTGCTTGATAGAAATCCTTTCCAGCGATCAATCTCTTTGCTTCGTTTAGAGATGTGGTGTCGTTATTTAATCTGTCTGCAATTCCCCTTGATAGGATAGCAGTCAGTGATTTACCACCCTTTTTACCGTTGGTGATCAGCACTTGGGCCGATGACTCTGTACCGTCACCACCAGACTTGACATACTGCAGTGCCTTGAGCAGGACAGGAGCATGTTCAGCAGGTTTTCCTGCCTTAAATGCCTTGAAAACATCGTATGGTGCGTTGGTGTCCACGCCTAGGATCTGCTTGATTCCATACTCATATACTATCTCTTTTCCCTTACGTGTGGGGTCACCACCGACCGCTTCCGCAGCTGCCACAAGGTCCTTCAAAACACAGTCTGACAGACTACTCTTGTACTTTATAGCAACTGGGATAATGTTGGCCCAGACAGATGCCAGAGCACCTCTACCATACTTGGACGAGATAGGAACCTGGGTGCCATCATCTGCTAAAAATAGCGAGTCAACGCCTGCAAACTGTGGATCATCAGGTACTAGGAAGCACTTATTATTTTTAGGAAGAATGTTTTGAGATAGGTGTCCCTGTGCTGCGTTGGACATACCAATATATCCCACCAACATCTCACCAACGTAGGTTCCTAGTTGTTTTTTAAGGCCATCTACTACTGATGCAGACCATGTGAAATTGTAGTTGCCATCCAGATTACTCATGAAGTAATCCACAACTTGTTCGGTCACATAGTCAGGCACCGATGGTTCATTTTCCAGTCCATGTATGACTGATGTAGCAATCTGCTCTGGACTAGTGAAGCATTTACACTTCACATCAGGTATGCCCAGGATAGAGGGCACAATTTCATTGCTACCTTTTGATATAAGTTTTGTTGCTTCGATCTGCATCCTGACATTTGTCTTACCAGGCTTGTCAATACAGTCGATATGGAGTTCACTACTGTTATTACCCCAACTGATTTGCAGTTTGGTATTGTACTGGTCGCCGCCGAACACAGTGATAGGTGTTCCGTGCGCTAGTCTCACGCCAGAAGTAGTGGTATTTTTTGTTTCAGTTGCCTTACTGTTGGCCTTAACGAAAGTCTCAACGGTCCTACCTTTGAAGTAGTGATCCCATTTTACTCTACCAGTTTTTGCCATAAAAAAATCCTCCCCTAGTATTTAGAGGAGGTATAAACGGAAGAGGTGGGATTTGAACCCACGGATGCTTGCACATCGCTGGTTTTCAAGACCAGTGCCATCAACCACTCGACCACTCTTCCATAGCAACGCATTGCTCATTGAGATCATAGAGCAATTTGTAGTTTTTTGTCCGCACATAGTATCCAATGATCTCTTCTGTGTTGCATCGGAACCCATAACCAACTACGTGCTCACACTTACCATCAATTACAAAGCACTTGTTTGTATGTAGATAAGACTGATAGCGTTCGTCCAGATTGATCATACTTCAAGTGCGGTTGTATGTATATTATCAGAAAATCCCCACAAACCGTGGGGATTTTAGAATGTCTTAACGATCGTTAGCTGCTCGGTTCTCGGAGTAATGCACATCAAACTCACCACCAGGATAGCGTTTCTTGAGTTTGTTGACATTCATCTCAATAACCTGATCAAAAGTGATGTCAAGTGCTTGAGTGGCCTGTGCAACATACCACATGATGTCACCCAGTTCAATGATCAGGTGCTCTCGGTTGTCTTCGTTCCAGGGTTTGCCTTGGAAGATCATCTTCTTAATGATCTCCAGAAACTCACCACCTTCAGCATTGATCCCAACACCAGAAGTAAGAAGACGCTCAATATTGGCACCCTCTCGATCAAGTTCGCCAATGCGGTCAGCAAAGTCCACAAAGTTTGTAGAAGCATCGCTTGTAACGGCTGCCACAAACTCTTCATAACGGTTGAAATCTACGGTCATATTACAAATTGAGAGAATTTATCGAGTCGGGATTGTTTGGTAGTGATCTCCTCAAGTGCTTCGTAAGTATCATCTTCTGCCTCGGCAGTGATGTCACCCTCGGAGTCATCAACATTATACAACTTCATCTTCGCCCTGTCAATCCCCACCGTGAAACGACGGTAATAGGTGAGATCATTGTATCGATTCTTAAGTTGCTTAACCATGATCCTACCTGACTGCTCCAGTTCTTCAGTTGATATGAGAGCCAGCATAAGATCAGCAGTGGCGGGAAGACCAAAAGATTCACTAGTGTCAGTAAGATCAACGTCGCTATTGCCGAAACCACTACGAGTGGTTTGAGTAGCAGTGACAATAGGAAGGTCGTGCTCGACAGCAAGTCCTCGTAGTTCTTCTGCAATCGCTTTGACATAAGTATAGGAATTGACGATGTGTCCTTTGTAGCGAGATGAGGCACAGATGTTCAGGTAGTCAACAAATATAATGTTGGGCCTAAAATCTTTTTTAAGTGACAGGTCATTCAATAGAGATTTGAAGTGACCAGTGTGTGCTGCTGCTGTAGGATACTCTTTGATGATCAATTTGCCTTGAGACTTCCTACCAATCTCATTGACACGGTTCTTGAAGATGTCTTCAGGGATAGAACCAATCTCCTGAATGTTGACGTTGAGAAGGTTAGCGTCAATACGTTCAGCGATCTTCTCTTCTGCCATCTCCATGGTGATATACAGCACGTTATACCCAATGGATAGGCATGATGCTGCCATGTGACACATGAACAAGGACTTACCAACACCTGTACCAGCAAGGGCAACGTTGAGTGTCTTGTTAGGTAGACCACCCTTGGTTACCAGATTCAGTTTGTCAATATCAAACGGGATCTTATGCTCCTCAAGGTGATAATAGTCATATCGTTCTCCTACATTTTGTACGTAGTCGTGTCCGATGTGTTCGTTGAAAGATACTGCCAGGGCCTCTTGGAGTATGCCTGGTATCGCATCCTTTGATACCTCCTTATCGCCTCCTTCTGCGATCTTGATAGACCGTAAGATGGCGTTGTAGACTGCTCGTTCTTGGCACCACTTTTCTGTGGCGTCTGTGAGCCACTTGGTGTCAACCCACTCGTCTGTGAAGGCGTTGATCTGGTGAACAGACGCTTGATAAGTTTCTTCAGTGAGGTCATTTCTCTGCTGTAGTTGTAGGATTAGCACTTCCTTTGTAGGGAACTTATCGTATTTCCCAGCGAAGTCTTGAATCTCATCAAAGATAACCTGCTGATGCTGTTCCTGGAAGTAATCCTTCTTGAGGAATGGGACTACCTTACGAAAGTAGTCCTCACTGCATATCAGATTTCTTAAGATGGTTTGCTCAAGACTCTCCGTCATCATCTGCTCCGTACAAAAATTCGCGTTGTGCTTGTTTATCTAGTTCAGCAAGAACTTCTTCGGTGAAGTATGCTTCAGGGTCCTTGAGGATTGCCTTTGCATATACTTTCTTGCCATCAATCTCATAGCGGCCTGCAACGTTCTTCCACATGCCTGCACGCTCTCCTAGTTCTAGGAGTCCATAGTGTTTTTCAAGTCCACGCTCATCAAAGAACAGACGTGTCTCTACTTTCGATCCCTCTCGGGTCAGACGAGACTTTTTAGCCTCGCATTTGATAATGTTTCCAATGAGTACCGTTCCATCTTTCTCCTTTTTCTTTCCGAGATAAACGATTGTAGAGGCGGAATACTTGAGACCACTTCCTCCTCCCATTTCCTTTGTAGGAACGTAAGCGCCGACGACATCATAGGTGTGATTGGTAACTAACATAGGTATATTAGCCTTACCAAGTTTGAGAGTGAGGATTCTGAAACAAGACTTGATAAGTTGAGCCTTGGTCATGTCCCGAACGTTCTTGTCGTTCGATGCATCCTCCACCTCTTTGTTGGTGGCCAGCATACCAAGAGAGTCTAACACAAACATCAGGGGTTTGCGATCATCCTTTGGGGTTTCCATATATTTGTCGATGATCCTGACTGCCTGGGTCCTGAACTCTTCCACAGTGTTGACAGGGAAGATCACCATACGCTTGGAGTCAATACCACGACTCTCTACCATGTTGCGACTAATGGCAGACTCGGTTTCAAAATAAATGACGCCAGCATCAGGGTCAAGGTCAAGGAAGTTACGAACAACAGAAAGGCAAAAGAAAGTCTTTCCAGTCCCGCTCTCTCCCGCCAGGGCTGTAATCTTGTTAGAAGGAAGGCCTCCATAAATGGAGCCACTAACCAGGGCATTAAAGATATAACTACCAGTATCAACAAAAGTTTCAACGTCACCAGCAGCAATGCCATCAGATGCAAGAGAAGCAAACTCATTTTTGCTGTCCTTAATTACTTGCGATAGAAAATCCATATTAAAAGAATGATAGAAGTGATACTGTTTTCTTGCTGTCCCAACCAATACAGTTTAGCACGTTCTTAAGAGGTTCGTAGAACGACTTATCGAACTGCAGGTTATAGTCAATGTACTTTTCCACATTGAACTCGGTAGGGATACGTCCCATGAATGAGATTACGTTCTCACCGATAGGATTCGGTTCTTTCAAGTACATGAACTTGATCTTTTCTCCCTCCTGGATTCTAGCATACTTGTGCTCAACCTTATGCTTTTTAATGTAATAATTATAGAGCAGAGCACCACGGACATGGATGGGAGTTCCCTTGTTATAGATGTCAGTGTGACTACGATACTTGTCCAGATTGTTCACACCGCGAGGGAAAGCAATGTCTGCATACTCTTGCTTACGAGTGTCAGTCTTCACCTTGTCAATGTAATCAAGGACATCATCATTAGAACCATTGATGATGATCTTATATGCCTCTTTGAGCTTGTTACGGAAGAATGCTGGAGTAGATGAACGTGCCGTCTCCATGCCACAGATTTTCATCTTGGCCTCGGAGTAGCGAACACCCTCACTGTCCCAGACATTAAGGATGTAGCGTTTCTTGGCGGTCCAGATACCCTTGGAAGCGATGTTCTCCCGCTTCATCTTCATCTTCTGTTCGTATGCCCGAACATAAGTGGCGAGCTCTTGGTAAGAACTTTCAATAAACTTCTCAAATTCCACCTGACACACCTTGTCAAGGAACCCAACAATGATTTCATCATTTGTCTCTCGTCCCTCGAATACCTTTTGCACCAAAGGACCGAGATTAAGATACATAGAATCGGTGTCGCAAGCAATAACGTAATCAACATCATTTGTCTTCAGAATCTTGTTTAGATATGCATTGGTCTTGTTACTGATCCAACGGATAGACAACTGACCTGACGTTGTAATCGCTTCTGCAATCTCCAGACGGTAGTATCGGAAGTGTTCGTTGCCGATAGCACCATAAGCGGAGTTGAGTTGGATCTTCCTTGCCATCTGAATGTTGTTACATCGGGAGATTTCCTTCTGCAACTGGACGGTAGGAGTCTTCTCATACTGCTGCTTGGCAGCAAGCATCTTCTTCTTGTAGATGGTACGTTCTTGATAGATTTTATCCATCAATTCAGGCAAGAAACCATGGAATGTGGTGTCATAGTAGGTGCCATTGGCACACACAGTCTTGCCATCAAGATCACTCAAATCAATCTCTTGATTCAGTAGTCTCTCGACGTTGGCCGAGGGATGCTTAACTGGTAACAACGTCTCTGGCGAGAGGTTGTACTGCATAATGAGGTGAGGGTATAGGGAGTTGAGGTCAAAACTGACCACCCAGTCATAAATTCCTGGAATAGGTTCTTTGACATACGCACCAGCATATTTGTTGTCCTTTGTGCTTTGATGTTTGGGAGGGATAGCAATGTTGCGACGTGCGAGATACACATAGATGATGTTATCCCACATGCGAACCTGTGAATACACGTCCTCAAAGTTCACCTTGGCATCATAGGCCATGGTGATGGCAAGTTCAAGTAGTTTCATC